GTAAAAATAAAATGTCCAGTCCACCAACATTAACTTCTGTTGGTTTACTATAAGTTTTGATATTGGGATAAGTTTGCAAAAGAAGTTCTGGAGAGTTGACTTCATTTGTATTTTTATAGTATGTGTCGTGATTTCCCACAATCATATGAACATCATACTTTTTAAGAGGGTCAAATACAACTCGCTTTGACCATTCCAAACTTTGATAATCGATTGACTTGCGACTATCAAAGGCATCTCCCATATGAATGACTGCCTCTACTCCGTGCTCTTCTAGGGCAGGGAAAAAAACATTCTTGTAGAATAACTCAAAATGGTCGTGGAGGTGCTTGGAACCTTTCCTCGCACCATAATGAGTATCGGTAATAATTGCTACACGCATCAGCGATTCTTGTATTGGATAGCGTCTTTGATACTATTATAATCCGAACTATGCCCAGAAAGCAAGCTGTCGTCAACCATCATAACCTCATCAAATCCAGTTCTCTCAATGATTTTGGTTTTGATATCCAGTTGCTTCTTCTCCTTCTGAATGCGTCTCAGAAAGGCATAGTGAATGATTTGAGTAAAATACGCAAAAGGGTTCTTGGATTTCTCTGGGTCAAAATTATGAATATACTGAACGCAATTTTCGATTCCGTCGGAAATCATATCCTCACGGAACATGTAATTCACAAAGTTTGGTTTGTATGATAGGTGTGTGGCAATCTTTAAAAAACATTCACCAAGATAGTTTGGAATTGGTGGTTTACCCTCCCATTGTTTTCCTCTCTCTTGTTTTGGTTGCTCGGTGAGATCTTTATTGAAAGCCTTTAAGTAAGATTTTTCTACTTTTGTGCGATAAACAATCATCGCTTCTAACAACTCTTTGTTGTTTACATAGTGCTCTGTCTTCTTTTTAGGCATAACATTGGTCTCTTATAACATAAGTTGTTATTATTATACCATACTTTGTGGGCTTGACAACATTAGAAAATGTGTGTAGACTACCTTTGTCCGGGTTGAAGAGTGAGATCTAGCTTTCTTTAGGATACTTAAGTTTAAAGATATTTTCCAAAGACTTACGAGCATCTTCTACTGAAGAAATATATCCCATCTTCTTTGATGGTTTAATCTGATTAGATTTTGACGATTGATATGTATTGATAGAATCATCATCGTCTTCTTCTAAGTAATTATTGTAAATATCAATTAACCTATCATCTTTTGTTTCCGTCATAGTAATAATTTTATCAAGTTTTACAATAAAGATATCATCAGAAGACATTTCTATCCATGATTTAACTTTAATATGAATTCCACGATGAGATGTTATTACTCTTACTGTGATTGGATTTTGAAGAATTAAAACTGGTTCACCATCATTCTCATCAATCATTGTCAATGATAAAACTTCTTCCCCCGAAGTCATTTTAATAATAGAATAGAATTCATCACTTACATGACTCTCTTCTATATCTTCTTCCTTTTCTTTTTTTGTGAATAGATTTTTAAAATATTTAATAATCCTCATTAGTCTTTAAGTGGGATGTTTACAATATCGTAATTAAAATTTTCTTCGTTATAAACTTTGATTCTTTCTATCAGGTGATTAAGGGTATAATTTCTCCTAGACTTGTAGGAAATGTCGTCAGCAATATCATATAAAGTTGCTTTTGTTTTGTTATTGCCTTTTCTGAGGACTCTTCCAATACTCTGCAGATTTCTAATTCTGGACTTTGAAGGAGAAGCAAAAATAACATTATGGAGATTTTTGATGTTAATACCAGTAGAGAATGTACCGTATGAAGCGACGATAATCGCGTTGTTTTCTCTTTCTGTAATCTCTCTTACTTTCTCTCTGTCCTCCGTTGCCACACCACCATGAACAAAGAAGACGTGACGGTTGTCTGCCTTTGAGTTATTTATTAAATCGTAAAGTGGTTGTCCGTGCCCTTCAACGCGGGAAAATAGTATGAGTGTATTGCCTTTAAGATCAAGGGCAAGGTTACGTATAAACTTGTTTCGTCTATCATGGTTAATAATGTACTGGACTTCTTCTTCAAAGTTTTCAAACTTATGTGCAGGATGTTTCAATAGAAGCACGTTGATGTCTAACTTGGCAACGTGCCCTTTCTTCATCAGTTCTTCTGTTCTGATGATCTTGTATGAAGGACCAAATAAACCCTCCAATACCCACTTGTGGGTTTGAGTGCCGTCTAAGGTTCCCGTAAAACCGTAACGATATTTTGCATCTGAGAGTTTTGTCATTATAGATATTAATGACTTAGATTTGAACTGGTGTGCCTCATCTCCAACAACCACATTAAATCTTGAAAAATATTTGCGGGGAAGTTTGTAGATGGACTGCCAGGTGGTGATAATCACCTGCGAGTCGGTCTCCCTTTCTTTCCCCGCATATATCTTGTGGCAAAATGAACCTACGTCCCACCCATAGTCTTCAAAGTCTTTATACATCTGTTCTACAAGGGAAGTCGTTGGCACGACTATCAGAGTATTTTGTCCTTTCTCAACGTAGTATCTCACAAGACAATATATCATCAACGACTTTCCAGAAGCAGTTGGAGATATCAGCAGCTTTCTATTATGTCTTAGGGCGTCGTATACTCCCTCAACTTGGTATTCGCGGGGAGAATACTTGCAAATAGAATTCATATAGTCCTTTGTACCTTCCTTTGAGATGAAGTCATTAACCTCAAAGGGAAGACCATAGAATTTGTTATCCACAAACTCATAGGTATATTCGTGGTTCTCACAAAACCTTGTTACTTTATCCAATAACCCGACATATATCTCACCAGTCTGGGTATTAAATAAACGAATTTTTCCATCCCAGTACTTATTTCGGTACTGAGGCATAAACTTTGCACCTGGCACGTCAAACGTAAACTGATCTGCTAGTTCGTAGTAGACGTGTGGTTCTGCTTTTACTTGAAGATATACTTCGTTCTTTTTTGATATAATCAAATGAGACATAACCCATAAGTATCACCTATGGGTATTTATTGCCTTAGTTAAAACCTGCTTGGAAACGATGCCATTCCAGAGCGTTCTTGATCTGGAAAGTTCTGTTTGAGATAGTCTTAATTATCTCCTCCAGGAACTTGAGCATAATATCATAATATCTAATTTTAAGATCCACTTTGTTCAGTTTCTCATCGGCATCCAAATACCTCTGCAATGCCTCTTTGTCTCTTACCTTATACGGAAATGGTTCTTCCTCATAGACCTCTGCTGGTGCCTTTCCTGTGTAGTAGTTATAGCGTTCTAATCTTACTTTGCTATGAGTTTCTCTTGCTCTCTCACGCAACAGTGTAATTGTATTATAAAGAGTATAATACTTGGCATGAAGTTGAGGAATTTTTAATGATTCATCATGTAAGTTATCAGGATCAATGACAGAATCTTTCTGCCACATCTCCTGAATTTGATCAAGGTTCATAAGGGAGTTCTACCGTCAGCAGCAACTATATTGTATACAGTATACTTGAAAGTGACCTCTGCTGTAAAGTAGCTGATATCAGAATCTGATGCCTCAAAGTCCAGGGAAGTCAAATAAATCGGAAATAAGTCTTTAAATTTAACAACAGCAACATCTCTGTAGTTGCTGTTTAGAATATGTAAAGACCCGTCACTAAATTGTTTTTTTAAATCTTGGATTTCATTCTCTGTGATGAGATCTTTAAAGTCCTGTGTCGTCTCTGGATATCCAAGACCAGTCAACCAATTATGAATTGCCATATAGTTCACAAGATTTTCATCAACTAAAAATCTCAATGAAAAATCGCCATAAGTTAGTTTATCGCCAGGAACATCTATGTCTTTCAAATATGATGGTTGAATGGCAGTTCCCAAACTAATTTCTGGTATTCTTGCCGAATTACAGAAGAAAGAAACCTTTGGTTCTTTTGATAAAACAAAGTTAAAACCAACCGGCGATAAAAAGTTTCTATTACTTATCTGTTTATCAAATACGGTTGCCATCTTTTTTATTTGTATTTAGATAAAAAAAGAGGGTTCCGAAGAACCCTCTGAGAAACCTTGTGAAAATGGATCACATGAGGTTGAGAACGCGAACTCTTCTGTAGTAGCGGTTTGCGTTTGCGGTGACGGCATGTGTACCCTGTGTGGTTCCGTCGGCAAGAGCACCATTGTTTGCGAATGGGTTTGCAACGATACCGTAACGGGTCTTAAAGCCGATCTTAGGCTGGAAGGTGTTCTCTCCGACGGCACGTACCATCTGGAGGGGAACATATGGGCAGTAGAACAGACCTGCGTCATAAGGTGAAGAACCCTTATAACCAACGACGTAGTACTGAGAACCAGCACCAGCAGCACCAGAGTTTGCCGAATAAGGATCGATATAAACACGATACTTACCTTGCAGAACACCAGCGAAGGTGTTACCAGTGTCATCAACGTTCAGGTTAGCGTTGAGTGCAGGGGTGTAGTCCAGGACGCCTGCCATGGTCAGTGCAGAAGCAACGTCTGCAGAGCACATGATGACGTTGCCCTTCCCTCTACGAGTTCTTTGTGCAATCGCGTTAGCGTCGCGCTCGATTTGGAAGATCAGACCCTTGAACTTCTCAACAGACCAACGACCGTTGGAGTCAACGTCGAGGTCGAAAGTACCAGCGTTAGCAACGTTGTCCTGAGCACCAGCTTCAGCAGCCTTATAGATGGTGCGGATAACTTCACGGTTGATTTCAGCAAGGATCTCAGTTGACAGAATGTTTGCCAACTCAGCTTCTGCATTCAGACCGTGGATTGCCTTGAGGTCCTGAGCGAGTTCTAATGAGTACTCAGCCTTCAGAGCGCGTGACTGTGCAGTAACGGTGACCTTCTCGATTGAGAATGCCATTTCGTTAAAGTCTACACCGCTACCAGAAGCGCCAAGACGCTCAGAATCAGCGGTTGACATTCCACCACCAGTGGTGTAGCTGCCAGTATCGTTCAGAACAGCAGGGTTGTCACCAGTTTGTGCTGCGGTAGTACCAATACCAGTAACGGGATCAAAGTTAACGTCACGAGCACCAGAGAATCTGGTATCTGCTTCGTCAAACAGTGCTTCAGCACCAGTCTGGCTGGTGTAGCGTGAACGCATTGCGAAGATCAGTCCAGTAGGACCGTTCATTGGTTGAACGCCAGCGAGGTCATAAGCGACCAGGTTAGGCATTGAGCGTCTGATCAGGGAGATCAGAACAGGGTCGAAACCTGCGGTTGGGGAAGCACTGCTACCACCGAAACCACCCGAAGTTGCGGAAGTGGTGTTGGAGTAGGAAGGTGCTTCTGAGAGGAACTCACGCTCTTCGCGGAGTGCCTTTTCTTGGTTCTCCAGGAGAACTGCGGTTACCATTCTCTTGTGTGCATCTTGGATGCCACCGAGACCCTCGTGGTTGAGGATAGGTGCCCACTTCTCCTGCAGGTGTTCAGCATTGAAACCTTGCATTTGAATTTTACCTCTTAAAAGTTTTAGTTTGATTTATAATCTAAAAATCACTTTTTAGCG